GGCCTCACTCTCGGGTGGCTTCACCTGGTAGTCGAGGCCGACACCGTCGGTGCGGAGCTGGAGCGTGCCCGCCGCCGCGGTGCCGAGCACGTAGTTGCTGTCGTGGTTGTACCGGCACACCACATCCGGCCAGCCGCGAGCCTTCGCCTCACTGAACGCGGACGGCGCGACCCGCTCGATGAACCCGCCCAGGTTCCGGCTCTCACGCGGCATGAACACGCTGGCGTAGCCGCCGATCCACTGCCCGCCGTCCCCCGCCATCCGGATCTCAAGACGACTGTCCAGGTCCTTGTACTGCGACGTGATCCTGACTTCACGGTACTCAACATCATTGAACCCGGGAATCGACCGGCCACCATCGCTGCTGTCCTCAGCGTCGATGCCAAACTTTTTCGCCGCGCTCATGATCTTCCCCCTGGCCTGCGCCTTCTCCGCGCTGGACAGGTTCGACTGCGGCAACCGTGCCAGCGCGTTCCGCACATGCGAGTTATGCACAAAGACTCCGACGTCAATGGCGAAGTTATGGAAGTGATCCACGGTCAGGTCGTAGACCGGCTGCGGTTCGTCGATGAACTCGACGCCTACCACCTTGTGGTTGTTCAAGAGTGCCGCCTGCCGCCGCGATGGCAGGTCGTAGCGCCTGAACCCAAGCTTGAGCCCCGATTCAGACACTCCTAGCTCAGCGGCCAGGCTGCGCAAGCTCTCACCGGACAGGTAGCGCTCATGTACCGCCGTGGCGCTTTCGCGGGTGGCGCACCAGTCACGCATTGGCTTGGTCGGCAGGCGCCCCTCAGCGAGCATCTGGAGGTTGAATGCACGGCGCCGCGCAGCGGCGTTCTCCCGCTCACCGGGACGCTCCCAGCGGCGGCGGCTGCCCTCCGCCAGGCGCGCCAGGTGCGTCTCACCGTTGAGATCACCATGGTGCGCTAGGTGAGCACCCTTGGTCACCTGCTCCAAGTTGCCAGGTGTGTTGTTGAACTGGTCTTCGTTGTGATGGTGGACGACGTTGCCGTCCAGCAGCGGCCCGTGTGCGTAGCGGTCAACCGTGTGATGCGTCAGTTCCCAGTACCGGTAGAACGGCTGCCACAGCTTCTCGTATGGCTTGTCGTGGACCTGGACGACCTTGCGGTATAGCGGCATCAGCGAGTCACCGGGCGCGAGGTCCTGGGCCATCCGGTAGTCGCCTGAGCGCAGCATGAACCTGTGATCTGGCGTGGTCGTCACGACCTCGCCGCTGTCCAGGATCACCCGGGCAACAGTCTGTGCCTCCATGGTCATGCGAGCACTGTGGCCACGTCCCGGCACGATGGCGCGGGTCTCTGGGTCGAACGAGTACACCCAGAACTCATCGACACCCACAAGGTCCTGGATGGGAATCTGACGGCCGTCTAGCAGCGGAATTTCCACACTGCCTATGATGCAGGCGTCGTGGATCGGGAAATGCCTCAGGCTCCTGGGAACGGTCTTCCCGCTCCCATCCTTGGTCCCACCGCCCTGGACCAGCGCGAACGCGTCATCCGGCAGGTCATTCTGATCAGCAGTGCTGATCGTCGCGCGGTACTGAGCAACCACGCTGGTACTCCTTCCATGTCCGCCGCTGCCATGGGCGGCGGCCTTCGCGGCTTCCCATTCGGCGACTGCCTTCGCCGCGGCCGCCTGCACATCCGGATGGACATGCCCCTTGCCATTCGGCGTCCTGCCAGCAGCCAGGTCCTCAACCACCCCGACCGCTCGTTCGATCGCCTCGCTCTCACTCAAACCCTGACGAACGAAAGCATGAGCGAAATTCTGAATATAAGCAGGCAGCTGAAGGCCCTTGACGTGGAACAACCCCGGCCCTGACGGGCTGCCGAACGGATGATGCACCGTCGACGCAACCGGTGTCTCCGCCGTCCGGCCGGTCTGGGTCCAGCTAGGCCCCGCTGCCATTCCCGTTCCCGTTGCTGGCCGGGGCCGGGACCGGCGGCATTGGCCCGAGCTCCGGCGGCTGCGGTCCCGCAGGCCCGGCCTTCGGCGGCGGCCCGGCGAACTGCGCCGCGCCTTCCGCGCCCTCACCAAGGAGTTCCTTCGCGCCCCGCGCCGCAGCAACCATGATCTGCAACGGGGTGTAATCACTGCCGTCGTAATCCGACTTGCTCTTCGCTTCCGGCAGCGGATCCATGTCCTCCAGCCGCCGGATCTCGTCCACGTTCATCCCGCCCACGTTCCGGGCGATCTGATACCACTGCCACCGCTGCTCAGTCGTCGTCCGCAACCGCGCGTTCCGGTTGAACTGCGCCGTCTGCAGCGCAGGCAGGCACCCGGCCAATGCGGCCTCAAGCCTGCACAGCCACGGGTCAAGCGTGTCGGTGACGAACCCCAGCGACTCACTCTCAACATTGCTGTTGCCGGTGAAGTACGTCGTCCCGGCCCGCCGGGCGAACCATGTGCCATTGGCGGTCGTCGGGCACCACACCGGACCGTCGATGGTCTTGTACGAGACGTATTCAGGGTGACCGTGCGGCTTGCGCCATGGCGTGACCTGCACGGCCATGTACCACATGCCCCAGCGGTCCGGCCCCCGGATCACCCCCGACTTCCCGGCCAGCGCACACGCGATCTGAAACGACTCCAGCCGCTCCAGGCTGTTCTGCGCCATGATGCCGTCGCCAGCGGTCTTGCTCCCGTCGGCCGCCATCGACGCCTCGATGAACAGGTGCAGCTGGGCTGTGGTCAGCTCGGCTAGGAACTCCGGGCACACGACCTTACCGGGCGCGACCTCGGCCAGGACGCGACCGGCCTTCGCGTTCAGCCGGAACCGGTGCAACACGTCCTGGTCACGACGGTGAATGTCCTCGACCCACGCTGGCCGTGACCTTACCTGCGGTTCAGCCGCCGGGCCGAGCAACGCGGTCAGGGCAGCCCGGATCCGCTGCACGTTCTCCGGGTTCACGCTGCCCGACTGCGTGATCACCACCTGGCCATGCGGCCCGACCCAGCCCTCGGTCCAGAACCACGCCACCAGCTCGGCCAGCGCGTCCGACCACTTCTGCTCGGCCGGGGCCGACCCGGGAAGCGCGGCCGCGATCCGGCCACCAACCGGGAAGTCATCCGTCGTGCGCCACCGCCAGACATCCCGGCAGCCCGCGCGCCCGGCCAGCCACACCGGCCAGCGATGCCCAGACGTCGTGACCGAGGAGTGCGTGCCGGTGCGCATCTCGATCACGTCGTGCGGCCCCGGGAAGACGTTCATGGCGTCTACTGGCTGCCACTCGGCGAGGCTGGTCTCGGTGTTCAGGGTTAGGCAGACATCACCCTGCTCCACTTGGTCGTGGCGCAGCCAGCCGCGGCGGCTCAAGATCTCCGTCTCGGTGTCAGCGCAGTACGTCATCGAGTCACCGCGGGTCCCGCCGACCCGGTACGGCGGCACGCCATAGACACTCGCGATCTGGGTGGCGTTCAGCTGCATCGCCTCAACGAACTGCGCTTCGTTCGGCGGCACCGAGATGGGCTTGTATTCCCAGTCCCGGCCGTAGACCAGTGGCTCACGGTTCCGCATCGCATTAACCAGCTTGCGCCTGACCTGCGACGACTGTTCTTCCGTCACCTCAAATTCGGTGTTCTGGAAGCTGCCGGGCGGGAAGCCCCCGCTCTTGTACCAGCCGCTGCCGTAGTCCAGGGCATCCAGCCCGGACTCGATCAGCATCGCGAACGCTTTCAACGGGCTGATCCCTGCCGTGCGCCCCGGGACCGTGAACGCCCGCACGATCAGCAAATTGCTCACCGGGATCTGCTTCTCATCGAAGTAGATCCGCACCTTCGCCGGGTTATACGGCTTCGGGTCCTCCACCTGGACGTCTTCCGGCGGCAGCCACTCAACCGACGTGGGGAACCCGTACGCGTCCCGGCCGGTGATCAAACCCCATGCGGTGCCCTGCAACGCCGCGCTCGTCACGTACTGGAACAACCAGTCAAACGTGTTCAGAACCGCGCTCGGTGACGACAAAAGCTTCCCGAGCGGCATCTTCAGCCGGCTACCATCCGGCTGCTCCCGGTACTGCAACAACGGGATCTGCGCCACGCCCTCAGCCAGCAACCGCACCGACGAGTACACCGGCTGCAACCGGAGCGCTGCGTCGACAGCGCCCGCACCGGTACCGGCCGCACGGGACGGGTGAGTGGGGCCGCCGATGTCGAAACGGCAGGTAACCAGTACGGGTTATCCCAAGGGCGCCACGGCACCCCGCCGATAGCCCTCTGCTCGCTCCGCTCCGCCAGCGCGCCGTTCACGCGATCGAGCAAACCCATACTGCTGCGTCACCTCCCTCCGGCTCGTTCTGTCAGTTGCGTCAGCCGCCGAGGCGAGCGTTTTCCTTCCGCAACCGGTCCAACTCGGCCTGGTATCCGGCGATCTGCTGGCCGCGGGTGGGACCGTGCGCAGCCTCGAAACCGACACGGACCGCAGCCCACGCCCAGGCGAGGGTGAAAAACGCGGCCCGCCAGGACTTCGCCACGAGCCAGCCGACACCGAACAGCACCGCGGCCGCCAACGTGAGGACCGCGCGGCCAGGCTGAACCGCTCGAGCGCGGGCGGTGATCTCGTCGACCGGAACCCGGTCCAGCGCGCTGCTCATCATCGGCGCTCGATCGGGTAGCGCGCGGCATGTTCGCGCTGCCTGTCGAACGCAGTCATGCGGGTCATGCGACGCTCCTCGCGATGTCGTAGGGAGCCTGGCGGCGGGCGAACCGATCCTGTGCCCACACCGCTAGCGTGACCGCGACCAGCGGGCTGATGTCGACGCTCGCGGCCTTGCGTGCCCACGCCCACCCGTCACCGAGGTCCCGGCGGATCGCCCCGGCCACCGCCGCGGTCAGCTCGGGCTGGCCGCCGTGACGGAGGGTACGGGAGTCCATCACCATGTCGAAGAACCGGCCGCACCCGGCGGCGATGTCCGGCACCGACGGGCGCGTCACCTCAACCCCGGCAGCGACCAGCTCGTCCACGACCGAGGCGGCGGGTCCTTTGCCGTCGATCACGACTGCGGCGGGCCGGTGCCGCTTCACGATCTCAGTGACGCGTTTGACCAGCCACGACACCCCGGCTCGGTGGTCGACGACCTCGACGTCCATGTGACCGTCCGGCCGCCGCCACGCCGCTGCGATCACCGCCGCGGACCGCTGCGGGGTCACGTCCGCGGCCAGGGTGAGCTGACGGCCGGTGACTGGTTCGGCCTCGAGCGCGTCCCACGACTCGCGGGGGATCACCAGCCACTCATCGGGGATCGCGTCGAGCCACTGATTCAGGTAGGCGCGGCGGAACTCGCCGAGCTTCCCCTCACCAGCCATCGACTCGAAGTCGGCGCGGATCGCGTCTGTGCCGACCGTGATCCCGAGCGCGGGCATGCACGTGAACCAGGTCTGCGGGTCGGCCGGATCCGCATCATCGGACGCCGACCACTCAAAATAGGCGTTTCCGCTGGTCAGCCTAGCATCGGAACGGGCCCGCCCGGCGTCGACCTTCGACCGGAGCCACACCGACCGGTCATCACCCGCCGTCGACACGATCCACATCTGCGGCTGCGGCCGGGTGATCATCGACGGCTTGCACGCCTGCTCTAGCCGGGCGTCTTCCTGCGCGAACGCCTCGTCGATCACCGCGACGTCGATCGTCGGCCCGTGCCCGGACTTCTTCGTCACGCTCATGATCCCGTAGTGGGAGCCGTTCGCGAAGATGACCGCTTCATTGCCGGTGGTCTTCCGCACCCGGAACCGGCCAGCCAAAGGTGATGCCTCCAGCACCGGGACCTGGTCATCTTCCCACTTCTTCCGCGCGTCCAGCCTGGTCTGCGCGGTGTAGACGATCCTGGCCGGGCCCAGCGCGACGGCCCGGTGCACGGCCATGGCCAGCAGCAGTGTCGTCTTCCCGCTTTGCCGCGGCACGGTCAGCACCACCTGCCGGTATGCCAGCCGCCCGCTCGCCGGGTCGACTTCAAGCGCGGTGTTGACAACCTGATGCTGCCACGGCATCAGCGGCGTGCCCAAAGCGGCCGCGACCTTCGCGACCCGGGGGCCTAGCGTCGGCCGGTCACCACTTCTCGGCGTCGCCCACCTGGGCTGGCATGGCGAGTTCCGCGGCGAACTCCCGGAACGGGTCGTCCCCGCCGTCATCACCCGTTCCCTCCGCGAGCTTCACTAGGGTCGCCCTCAGCTCCCGGGCCACTGCGGCGGTTGCGAGGCCCGCGCCCTCATCGAGAGTCTTCGCCAAAGTCAGCGCAGCCTCGGCCAAGCCGCCCAAACCCCGGGGAAGCTCGCCGATCTCCTGGATACTCCGCGCGGTTGCCAGCTCAACCTTGCCGCGCCTGCGGCCAGTCACTTGACGGTCACCATCCCCGAGTGCGAACTGTGCTTAGCGCCTCGCGGTGCTGCGTTTAGTACGCCTTCGAACACCCGAGCGGTTCGAACACACGTGCGAGGACAAACCCGACAAATCGGCCCCCCGGCTTGGCCCTCCCACGCAAAATGGGGGGC